GGGGTCGCAGTAGCCGAAGCCCTTGGCTTGTCGAGAGCAGATGGCACATCTCACGCGGCCTCCTGCTGAGTGCCGACGTACGTGTCGTTCGCCGCCATAACCAAGCTTTGAATGGCCCGCTTGTTGAACTGAAAAGTCATCAGCGCCGAAGCCTGGTAGCGTGACAAACCGAAGTCCGAGCGCATGGCTGCTGGCAGGTACTGGAGCTGCCTCGCGGTTGGCGCCTCATTGAGCCAGTGACGGGTTTTGAAAGCTGTGTCGGCGGACTCATGATCGTTGAGCCAGTCGTCTGCTTTGGCGATGCAGACCGTGCGCTCGCCAGCCGCAAGCAAGGCCGGTTTTTCTCCCTTGGTGCCGCCGACGGAAAACCAGCGACCAGCGAGATAGAACACGCCGCTCCAGGCATTGAAGCCCGTGGCCATCAGCGCATCGTCATAGCCAAATAGGTCGCACCAGCGGAAGTTGGAGCGTTTGAGCAGATCGATCTCGCTCATGACAAAATCGCTCAGGGTGTCGCTCACCTGCGTTTGGCGCTCCCAGATGTGGCCACACAGTGGGCACTCCATGCAGGCCAGCGGTACAACGGCCTCGCATTCCGGACAGTCCTTGGTCGGTGCTTCGCCCTGCTGCAGGTGGCCATCGAGATCGACCTCCTGCTCAAGCACGCCATGCATCAGGCTGGCGGTGCCGAAGTCGAGCACGATGCAATCGGTTTTGATGACCCCGGGAAACTCCGCTGGATCCACCGTGCGCAAGCCACGGCCCACCATCTGGATGAAGGTGGATTTGTAGGAGCTGGGTCGCAGCAGAATCACGCAGGCGGTGGGCGTGAAGTCATAGCCCTCGGTCAGCACCGCGACATTCACAACCACTTGTGCGGCACCCGACTCGTAGGCGTGCAGGCGGGCACGCCGCTCGGTTTCAGTGAGTTCGCCATGGATCAGCACCGCCGTAATGCCGGCCGCGACAAAGGCATTGCAGACGCATTCCGCGTGCGCAACGGTCGAGCAGAACACGATCGTCTTGCGATCTCCGGCTTTTTCTCGCCACTTGGCAATCACCGTGTCCGTGATCAACGTCTTGTTGAGAATGGCCGCGACCTCGCTCATGTCGAAGTCAGTAGCGGTGCGGCGGACCTTGCTCAAGGCGTCCTGCGCGCCGACATCAATCACGAAGGTGCGTGGCGGCACCAGATGGCCCGAGGCGATCAGCTCGCCGAGCGTGATCTGGTCTGCTACGTTGCTGAAGACCTCGCGCAGCCCTTTGCCATCGCCGCGGTTGGGCGTGGCCGTGACCCCGAAAATTTTGGTCTGCGGATTGCGCGTCAGCGCGTGATCGATGATCCGCTGGTAGGACGGCGAGATGGCGTGATGCGCCTCATCGATGACCAGCAGATCCAGCACTGGCATGCGATCAAGGTGCTCTTTGCGTGTGAGCGTTTGCACCATGGCGAAGGTTGCGCGGCCAGACCAATCCTTTTCGCCGGCATCAAAGGTGGAGGTGCTGATGCCGGGATTCACGCGGCCGAATTTGCGCTGATTCTGGCTGGTCAGCTCATCGCGGTGAGCCAGGATGCAGGCCTTGGCATCGGGTTCCACCAAAATGCCGCCGGCTACCGCCGACAGCATGATGGTTTTGCCCGAGCCGGTCGGCCCGATGGAGAGTGTGTTGCCGTGCTGGCCAAGCGCCGCCAGTGAGCGCTCGACCAGTAAAGCCTGACGGGGACGAAGCATCATGGCGGCGATCCCCTTACTGCGCCCAGCTCGGACGGCCGGGTGCGGGGGCCTGCGTCGGAGATGTTGTGCGAGCGGCAGCAGGCGTTGCGGTAAAGGACTGAGCGGCAGGCTGCTGGAAGCCACCCATCAGTGCGGCGTAGTCCTTATGCTCCGGTGTGATGGCGGATTTGATGACGCACTTGTCCTGGCCGTTCTGATCCTTGTCCCAGTCGACCTTACCCAGAAACTCAATGCCATCCAGATCAGAAAAACCACTGATCCGCCGGGCGTTCTGGGCGGCCGGGCTGCTATCGCTAGGGTTGATGCCGCGCGCAGAGTTGAGGATCGCCTTGATAAAGGTGCGGCCCATGTTGGCCCACTCTGGCCCCTTGGGACTGTGCAGCCCTATCAGCGACCACATCTTGCGGCGGGCGTATTCACCTTCCAGCACTACGAATTCGCAGTTCAGATAGACCGAACCAGTGCTGTCACTGCGGGTGGCGTAGCCTCCGGTCCAGCCCTGAGACGCATCATTGAATCCGCCGGGTTTGACAGTCATCCGGATACGGACCAGGGTCCCCTTGGGAATCAGGTCGAACGAGGTTTGTTCGGATGCGGAATTGAAATCGAAATAGGACATTATCATTGCTCCTGTGAGTCAGTGGGCTGGAGGGCGTTGGGTGTAAGCGCGGGCAAAGCTGCGCGCGAAAAATCGAGGCGTGCGGCGGCCGGGATGGCGGGGCCAGCGATTTTTTCCATCAGGCGCCCGAGGTGGGGCTCCTCGATCAGATCAAGCCGGCCGGAGCGGTCCTTGGCCGGAAAGCCCCAAGGGTTGAGCGTGTGGCAAACGAAAGCTCGGTACGGCGTACCGTCATCCGCTTTCATTTCAGCGAGCGTCACGACCTCATCGACGATGCCTGGCAGCTCCAGCCCTGTTTTTGAGCCATCAATCTGCAGGGAAAAGACGCGGCGATTGAAGTCGTCGAGCTTCTCGTCGAGGATTCCGACGAACCACACGTTCTTGTTGCGGGTGTGCTGCAGGTGGGTGAGCCAGGCAATCATTTCCTGACCCATCAGGCCGTAGGCGCCGCGGGTGTCGGGCTTGCCGGTTTTTTCGGAATAGGCCTGTGGCTGGCCCTTGCTCCACTGCAGGCACAAACGCCCGGCGACCGTGATTGAATCGACGAACACGGTTTCGTATTTGTCGAGCACGGCCGGATCGCCGAAGCGCGCGCAGACAGCATCGAAGTGCGCCTGGCTATAGGGTTGGTCATCGCGCAGCGCCGGATTCGGGCCGCCGATGAATACCGCGAAGTCACGACATTCCGGCCAGGTGCGCGGCCTGATCGTGTCGCCCCCCCAAGCTTCGACTGCCAGGTCACCGGCTTCGAGATCGAAGAACAGTGAAGCGATCGGATTCAAAGACCACAGCTGCGAGGTCTTGCCGATGCCACTTTTGCCGACGAGGACGCCTTTGATGCCACGGCGCTCGGCCAGGCGTTGGTCGGCCGTGATGATGGGCAGGCTCATTGCGCATCTCCTTGCAGCAGTGCCAGTCGGAATCCGGGTTTGCCGGTTTTGAGGGTGCGAGCGGGAGCAAAGGCTGTCTTGATCGACTCAGGCCAGGCGCCGAATTTGGTTTCGGAGACGCGGTAGCTGATCTCGACGTACTGAGCAGGGTCATCGCCAGAGGCCACGATGCGGCGGGTGATGTCGGCTAACTTGGCCTGATCCCATTCGACCTTTTTGGGAAGGTCTGCCGTGATGCGGACGTGGCCGTCGTCGAAATGAATGACGCCCGTGTCCTTGCCAGCAGCACGCCGGAGTTGCTGCGCATCCTCGGCGTACTTCAATTCCAGTGCGAGATCGACGCGTTCAGCGACCGCCTTGGCCATCGACAGGAAGTCGGCGGCGTTACCCTTGAGATGGAACAGTGATTCGGCGGACTGCTCCATCAGCACGTTGGCCGGCGTCGCCAGAATCTGGTCGGGGGAGAGGATGCTCATGCGGCACCTCCAACCAATGCGCGCTCGGATGTGCTCTTGCGCAGGCTTTCAGATTCGAAGGCCTCGATATCTTCTTGGCGGTACAGCACGCGGCCGCGAATTTTGAGAAAAACAGGGCCGATGCCTTCACAACGCCAGCGCTCGAGGCAGGCTTCGCTTAGCCCCCAGCGACCAGCCAGTTCGACTTGATTCAGGTGTTTGATGCTCACGATTAGCTCCTTCAGGTTGTTGCAAAACGTGAAGGCAGTTTCGGAGTCGGGATGTACGGGCGTCCGCCAACGCTATGTACGGGCTGATGTGCGGGCGCGGCTGTTGCGGAAAATTTCGAGGGCCAGAAAGCAAAAAACCGCCCGAAGGCGGTTGTGTGAGCTTATGGGCTCGAAATCTGCTTACTCGTCAGCACCTATCTGGTCGATCTGATAAAGGTCGCGATCTGAGCACTTAGCTTGGTATGCTAAACCGCTGCTTTCGACCCAGAAGATCCATTCGCCAGCTCAAAAATGGCGCCCAAAAGCAGCCTTCCAATATTGCGTAATGCACGTCTTAGAAGGCTGCATCAAATAGTTCGTCGAACTAAACTAACTCCCGATATTCTGTCAGCGCCGAATTTGCTGGCCGCCTGAAAGACACCCTCCTCGCGCCGAGAGGCCGTCGTGTTGTAAGTCCTCCTCGATCGGATGGGGTGTTCCCGAGCGTACTCCGCTCGCCGAGTTAACAAATCAGCCAATCGAGCCCTGTCTTGTCAGCGTACCGGCCGATGACGCGTTTTTGCGTCTTGCGTTTGGCGCGGGGAATTTCAGACATCTATCGTTTTCGATACGCCTTGCTGTTAACACCAGCC